TATTGTACTTGCTAATCCTGAACTAACCGAAAAACAGGTTTCAGACATCATCGCATCTACTGCGATTAAGAGTGGCGGTTATGTATATGATGCATCGGGCAGGTCGCTAGAACTTGGCTACGGCGTTGTTGATTTGTACGCGGCTGTTGTCGCTGCAAAAGGTAGCACGGGTGAACCAACTCCACCACCTGCTGAAACAGTAAACCTGTTTGGCACTATTGCATCACCTGCGTCAACGCTTCAAGGCTCGCAAGTAACAGTAACTTACACCGTGCAGCTCGACAAAGTGCGCACAGTTGACACAACTACAAACATTGCTGCCGAGTTCGTCCGTCCTGATGGATCTAAGTCAACTTTCTACACGGGCAATGTGACCATTGCGAAGGGCAAAACCACATTCACAAGCTCACTCGTTTACAACATACCCAATAACGTCACGGGCGTAGGTAAATTCAACCTATACATTGACGTGCAAGGTGATGTTTTAGAAAGCAATGAGAGCGATAACAGCGCAACCACTGCAATCAATATCACCGCACCAATTCCAGTTGGCAATTTGGATTTAGAATGCATCTGCACAGGTTACACTTGGCTTGCGCCTGACCGTGTGCGCATGGGTATTCGCGTAACAAATCGTGGTGCTGCTGTCGTGACTAGCTATAAACTTAAGTGGGAATTCGCAGGACGCACTGGCACATGGGATATTGCACGCACATTGAACACTGGACAAAGTGCATCGACTGGAAATGTGATGTACCCATCTGCTAGCACTACATGGCCGCAAACATTCAAAGTATCAGTGGTAAGTGTGAACGGACAGCCGGATAATAATCCTGCAAATGATGTTGGCACTTGCGTGGTAAACGCGATGTGATTATATTCGCAACCTCTCGAAAGAGTTTTGGTTTACCAGTTAAAAGTATTTAGGGTTTAAGCAATAAAAAGGGAAGCTAACGAGCCTCCCTTTTTTGTTGTGTTTACCCAAAGACACAGAGCCGTACGTATTCGGCAATGGTTGTCCCTGTCTGCTTAGCTGCTTTTGTGACTGCCTTCATTTCTTTCTCAGTCAATCGTGCGCTCACTCGTTGTGTGCGTGGTTGTGGTTCTTGTGCTTTCATTGGTTTGAATTAATACGGCTAATGTAGCCACAATTCCCCATGCAACAAAATGGCCATTCTGCTACAATACCAAAATACCAAAAAATGTCAGATATCAAAAACCAAATCAAAGCTGTATTCGCGAAATACAACATTGAACCTTCTGCACTAGGTATCAAGTTTGAAGATGAATCAACTGAAGCAGCAGCAGAGCCTGCAACTGAAGTAAAGTTTGCCGTTGAAGGTACACTTTCTGATGGAACAAAAATCTACTCAACCGCAAATGAGTGGGTAGCTGGAGTTGATATCTACACACAAGATGCCGAAGGCAATCCAGTACCTGTGCCTGCGGGCGAATACATCCTTGAGGACGGCGTGACTATGGTCAGCGTTACCGAAGATGGAATCGTTGCACAAATCGGCGAGATGGAAGTTGAAACCGAAATGAGCAGCGAAGACCTTGTTGCCGTAATCGGTCAACTGTCAGAGCGCATCGCAGTGCTTGAGACTGAAAAGACAGAACTCGCTGCGGCGGTTGAATCTGCAAAGAATGATGCACAAGCTGCAAAGACTGAACTCGCTTCAGTTAAGAAAGCCCCTGCCGTTCCTAGCGTCAAGTCACAAGAATTCAAAAAGTCGAATGCGGTTGTTGCTTCGAATGGTACATCATTCAGCGACTTCATGGAAAACATTCGCGCAAAACAAAGTAAATAATTCACCTCATAATTCTATTTAAAAATGCCAACAACAACTTCACTCACCACCACCTATGCAGGTGAATTAGCTGGTGAAATCGTAGCAAAGGCTTTGTTGTCAAACGTATCCGCTGGATATGTAACAATGAAGCCAAACGTACCTTACAAATCAGTAGTACGTAAAATTGATGACACTGTAACTTTCGCTGCAGGAACTTGTGATTTCACCCCAACGGGCACGATCACTTTGACTGAGCGCATTTTGACTTTGGAGGAATTCCAAGTTCAACGCCAAATCTGTAAGAAGGATTTCTTCATTGACTGGACTACTGCCGATGTAATGTCAGGCCGTGTAAACACACAAATCCAAGACGCAATTATTGAGCGTTTGACAGGCGGTATCGCTGCTGAAAACGAATCAGTAATGTGGAATGGTGTGAACGCTACTGCTGGTCAGTACGATGGATTCTTGACTTTGATTAAGGCAGTAGGTTCAGGTGCTGTATCTGCAGGTTCAGGTGCATTGGACGCTACCAACATCATCGCTACCATTTGGGACATCATCAACACTGCAAACTCTGCTGTGAAGGGTGCTGCTGAAAAGCCTGCATTGTACATGGGTCAGGCTGCATGGGAAGCTTACATGCAAGCGCAAATCGCTGCTGGCAACGGATGGTACTTGACAGGTGGCCCTGAGGTTAACCGTCGCTTCGTAGGTATGTACGACATCTACGTTTGCCCGGGTATGGCTGCTAACAACATCGTGTTTGCACAGAAGAGCAACTTGATGCTTGGAACATGGCAGGAGAACCAAATGAACGAAGTGTTCATCTTGGACATGCAGAACTTGGATGGTTCACAGAACGTACGTTACGGCGCACGCTTCTACCTCGGAGCACAGATTGCAGTAGGTGAGGATATCACATACTGGGGAGCATAATCTTTAATAATAACGGGGGTGTAACAGCCCCCTTTTAAAACTATATAAACATGGCTTGTGAATTAACCACAGGATTTACACTCGGATGCCTTGAAGGTATCGGAGGTGTTAAAGAAGTATTGATTGCTAACTACGAAGACTTTGAAACAGGCATCACTTACGGTGGTACTGATGGCGAAGTTGACGGATTGCCAACTGCGACAATCTACCGTTATGTGCCATTCCGTAACTCAGGTTCTTACATTGAAACTGTCAACAAGAATCTTGAGACTGGTACTTTGTTTTTCTCACAAGAAGTGGGATGGACTTTCGGTAAGTTGAATCAAGAAATGCGCAACGAATTCTTGAACGTTGCAAAGGCAAAAATGATTGTTTTCGTTCGTACAAATGATGACCAAATTTTGCTTATTGGTGCGGGCGAAGGTGCGCAGCTTACCGCTGGTACTGTTCAATCAGGACAGCAAAAAGCAGATTTGATGGGATATCAGGTGACTTTGATTGCCGAAGAACTCGGACCAGCTGTTCACCTTGAACCATACAACCCGGCAACTGAATCACCATTTGGTAACTTCCCAGGCATTACAGTAAGCCCCGCTTACTAATCGCGCTTGCTGATTGTTTTTGTGTTTATTCATTGATTAAGAACGGGGGTGGTGTTACAACTGCCCCCTTTCAATATAGCGATATGATATATCTCCAAGTAAATAATCCTAGTCAGTTCATATATCTATCACTGGATGAGGCACGGCAGTACTATGCTACGCCCTACACGCACTATTTGTTAGTGCTAACTCACGAAGAAAACAGCACCACAGGTGATAAGCTCGCGCAGGTTGCAACAATTGTGAATGAAAATGTGCGCATCACACAGCTTACTGTGACAACTGTTGGTCTTACATTAGCGGGCAGGTATCGCTACGAAGTGTACGGACAGAACTCACCAACTAATATCATCCCAACTAACGCCGCTGTTGTCGGTCTAGTTGAGAAAGGCTATGTAGTTTTGCAAGACAATACAACGTGGTTCGATGTTCCTTCTATAACTATCCCAAATGACATCATCTATGAACCATAACCCCACAGATATAGTATCTTTAAAGCTTAGCGAATACGTAGCTAAGTCAGACGCAGAAAGAGTAGACCGCAAAGGCTGGATAAACTACGGTGCGGACAATGATTTCCCGCAGTACTTGCGTGACCTTTCGCACGAATCACCAGTGCATGGTAGTTTGGTTGTTGCCATTGGTGACATGATTGCCGGGAAGGGTATTGAATCAGAACAATATCAGGCCGAACTTGACGCACTTGACATTGATGCATTGACGTATGCGTGTTCACATGATCTAAAGTTATTCGGTGGTTTTTACATCGAAGTGATTTGGAGCAACGACCGCACGGTGATTAGCAAACTGAATGCTATTCCATTTGAAGAATGCCGCATTGCGGTCAATCAGGATGATGACAGCGAGATTGGAATCTTTCACAGCTACGATTGGTCCAACACTCGCAAGAAAAAGAATACGCCTGAGTTCATTCCAAAGTATAACTATCTGACACGTGAGGCCGAGCCACGCCAAATCTATTGGTGCTTCACGTTCACAGGCAGTGACACATACCCACGCCCCGACTATTGGTCTGCTATCAACTACATCGAACTAGACAAGCAGATTTCAATCTTCCATATCAACCAAATCTCAAACGGTCTTTTCCCTTCAACCATTATCAACTTCTACAATGGGCAGGCAACACCTGAACAGAAGCAGCAGATGATGATGGACTGGGAGAATAAGATGAGTGGTGCGCGTAATGCGGGCAAGGTGGTAATGTTCTTTAACGAGCGTGACCAACCAAAGACCGAAATCACACCGTTTCCTGTAAATGATGCAGACAAACAGTATCAGCTGATGGATACTACTGCAACGCAAAAGATAATCACAGCACACCGCGTTACAACGCCGCTGCTGTTTGGTATTCGCGAAACATCAGGCTTCGGTAGCAACAAAGATGAAATGACCACAGGTCTTGAAATCTTTAACAAGCAAGTCATCGAACCATATCAGGAGAAAATCAATAAGAGCATCACCGAACTATTGAGCAATCAAATGCCGG